TTATCGCGGAAGTTTCCTCATCCTTTATCTTTGATAATGGTGCTTTTTCTGTTTGGAAATGCGGTGGAACGCTTGATGTTGAAGGTTATTACAAATGGGTGGATGCTTGGAAAAAACATCCCGGTTTTGATTGGGCTTTAATACCAGACATCATTGAGGGGTCTGAAGAGGCAAACGATGTTTTGCTTTCTGAATGGCCCCACCATACCTATGGTGTTCCTGTTTGGCATTTGAATGAATCAATTGAACGACTAAAAAGATTGGCGCAAGAATGGTCTTGTGTTGCTTTAGGTTCAACCAGTGGAATGACGCCGGGAAGTAGCCGGTTTTGGTCGCGCATGGCAATTGTGATGGAAGGGGTATGCGATACAGAAGGTAAGCCAATGTGTAAATTGCATGGACTGCGGATGCTTGATCCAGATATTTTCAAGTATGTTCCATTCTCATCAAGCGATAGTGCTAACGCTGCATTAAATTCATTTATGTATGGGCGTAATTTTGGTATCTACCAACCAAAAAAACGCAGTCAACGAGCAAATGTGATCGCAGATCGCATAGAATCTTGGAATTCCGCTCCGATATGGAATCCATCTAATTCTATTGCGGTACAACAGGAGATTCAACTATGTGGGCAATAGTCTATGTGATTAGTATTGTGGTGGTTAATTGGTTGTTTACTATCATTCCGCCGATTGGAATTTGGCAACCCACTTCTGTTATCGTGGGTTTAACTTTTATATTTCGAGATTTAGCGCAAAGGAAAATAGGCCATTGGGTAATTCCTGTTATGATACTTGGTGGCGTCATTTCGTATTTTATGGCTGATCCTTTTGTAGCAATTGCATCTGTTACAGCCTTCCTAATTTCAGAAGGATTGGATTGGGTAGTTTATACAACCACTAAACGACCCCTGCGTGATCGCATACTCCTCTCCTCTGCCATAGGTACTCCTATTGATTCCATCGTGTTTACTGCCATGATTGGAATCTTGAGTCCAATGAACGTAGTTGTGATGACTGCATCTAAAATGCTCAGTGCAGTCGCTGTATGGCTAAGTTTGAAGAGGAGTAGTGCAGTGTGAAGATCATTCCACACAATAGGCAGATGCTGAAAGAGGCCCGTGAATGGGCCTCTTCTGTAGGTGGTATCAAGAATTCGATTACAAAGGGGGAGGGGAATATTGCGGGGAGGTTAGGGGAACTGGCTGTCTCCAAATACTTAGGAGTGCCTATAGAGGACGCCGTAGATTACGACCTGATACACAAAGGGGAGAAGCTAGAGGTAAAGACCATCAGAAGGTCAGTACCGCCCAAGCCCTCATACGCGGCCAATGTCTCCATAAGCAGCGCGCACCAATCCCCTGATCGTTATGTTTTTGTTAGTATTGAATATGACAAGAGGGTAAAAGGGAAATACGTAAAGCTGTTGAATGTGTGGTTGTGCGGGGATAAGGGTGCCGAAGAATACATGGAACAGGCTTACTTAGAAAAGAGAGGGAAAACAAACCCCTTCACCGGTTTTGTCGCATTGCGCGACCAGTATGTTGTAGAGATTAAGGATTTGGATCAGTCTTTCTGATCTCTTCTATCGGGCGTATATTAACCACATTCTTTGTGGGGATGTGCCATAAATTCCCCCAGTAGTTTTTCTCACGGGTCATGGCGAGTGTTACCCAGTCACGGGTCTTCTTTACCAGAAGCCCATACGTTTTTGTTTCTACTTTTTCGGGTTCATACTCGCTCCATCCAGCTTCTGTGTAGGCATCTATCCAAGCAACCTCCACAAGAACTACCGCTTCTTGCTTTTCTTTCTTTTTTCCAGTGGGCCGGGGATTATCCACCCTAACACCATCGGTACTATAAAGATTAAGATTAGTAACCATCCGCCCGTTTTTATCAATTGCTCTAAAAGGTTAAAGAAATTTGCAGGGGCTTCCTGCACCACTGTTTCTGCTGTGACTGCAATTGGCTCACCCTTAACGCTTGGCTCCGCAGTTAAAGCAGAGGCAACTGCAGCCGTCGCTCCCCCTGTCAATGCTGGAATAACAATCGCAGAGGGCATCACGGCACTCGCCACACCGACAGCGGCTGTCGTCGCTGCGCCAGTCATCAGGCCCGTCTTGAGTTTTGATAGACTGCATCCGCCTATAGCTAGTGTAGAGGCCAGTATCAGTCCCCAAAGAATCCGCCGATTATGATGATGAGAACTATTACTCCCCATATCCACGGCTTTGATCTTACTTCTTCCCATAACTTTTTTAATCCTTCCATTTAATGTCTCCATTAGTCTAATTGAAAACTTGATCCGCACCCACAGGAATGTGATCCAGAAGGTGGGGTGAATTTGAATGATGGCTTGAACGGGTCATCATCCCAGTCCATCTCTGCATCTCCCAATAAATCTAGAGAGATAGGATCAGAGAAGATTGTATTGGATAGCATCTGTGCGTCTGAAGGAATCTCTGAGGTTCCTTTAAGTTTTATCTGGTAGCCGGAACATCCGCCACCTTCCAAACATACCTCCAGAAATCCTTCTCCTTTGAGAACTTGATCTACTTTGCTCTGTGCTGCTTCTGTTATGATCATTAGTCAAGTATCTTCCGCACTACCTCACGGCCTTCCCAGTTATCTTCTACCGCAACCTCATGCTTTTCACAGGCGTATCGTGTGTTTGTGTCAGCGTTGTCCTTCCATCCATTCCGAGAAAGCGTTCTCTTCATAGCTAAACATCCCGGAACCCCCATCTCGACCCATGCACCATCAGAATTTTCGTGATGACCCATGAACTCTATGACGTTTCCGTTAAGGAATAGCATCAGTATAAACATTGTTTTAATAATCATCGCGCGTTTCCATTGTGAGCCTTCAACTCTGCTACGTTATCCTTTAGTATCTCCACTTTCCCCTCAAGAGTTTCTATTCTCTGCCTGTAGAAGTCTAGTGTGAGTGCTTGCTGTTGATCAAAGGGGGCTTTACCTGTCTCGATGTTGTGGAGAAGTTTGTCGAACTCCCCCGATAAGTGTTCAATTAACATGAACTGTTCACTGTCGGCAGGCAGACTGCCGAGATTGCCCCGTGGCCACTCTCTTGAAAAAATTGTGTTCTCTGTGACATCATTCTGCATGAGAATATAATTTGTCTCAATGGTATTCAGTCTTTCAATAATCCCAAAGTAAGCCCACACCCCTACACCAACAGACGCAATCAATGAGATCAGATTGCGAACAGGCATTGCAAACTTGGTCTTATCACTTACATCTATCGCATCACCCCCATATGAACCGGAAGAATCACTCATCTGGGTTTAGCCATCGCTCATTAAGGATGACATTTAATTCTTTTACCCTATCTGAAACCTTACCTGTCAAAACCCACGGACATAACCCATGTACTACGGAAACAATAGCAAGAAGGAGAAAATCAAAACAAAGTTGTAGAGTAAAACGTAGATGTGTTCCATAGGATTGTTTAACTATTCGTAGGTGAGTGCATTTCATTTGAATATGTACCAGAGCAGACCAGTGAGCGCAGCAATATCTACACAGATAGACCAGCACAGATAGGCTTTAAGGGCATACCTCTTCCACTCAACGTGCCTTTTGATATACTGGGTTGGGTAAAACCATTGCATCTAACTTTTCCTCTAATCTGACTAAGTGATCCATGATCTCACCAAACTGATCGTCTGTCCTTTGAACTACTCTCTCCAATCTCTTTTCAACACTCCCTAACTGGAAAGACTGTATGGCTACGCTCTCTCTTAAATCATATATGAATGTGAACCCACCTATTATCAAACCTACAGTGGCTACTATATGCCCTACGGATATGCTCTTATTCAGTTGGGTTCCATTGCTCATATTTCTAGTTTCTCCGACTCATCTCCGGGGTTTATTATCTCCCACACAGTTCCACCTGTAATAGCGCAGACTATCACTGCTTCTCCGTTCTTGTGGAAACTTAGAAATGTCCAAGAGGGCTTAGTGGGGTTGAACATGATGGCTCCAAATGATGGGCCATCCTTACTATCAATCCATCCCTTTCCAATGGGGTATTCGCCCAACATTTCCTGATGATATGCCAAACTCTCCTCAAGATCATCCCAGCAGATTGCCTTTATGGGGAATTCTGTTGGAAACATTCTGGCTGACGCTGCTATGGGAATACATAACAGCAAAGTTAGTAATAGTTTTTTCATCAGTAATCAAATAGACTCTGTGCGAACTTAACTCCCGGCACCTTTTCTCTAGCAAATTCTTGCAGTCTCGGTTCATTAGGATTGATGGCCGCTCTAAGTAACGCAGCTAGTTGTCGTAGTTCTGCTGCTTCTTTTGGTAATGTGCGCCGGAACTCATCATCCAACTCCTTCAAGACTACTACTAACTCCTCTGGACTCTGCGCTTTCAATAGCCTATGTGATTCCGATGCCATAACCCTGTTCTGTCGGCTCATCATAGTTCGAGCAAGTTGGGTTAAGTCTCTGGCACCGGCAAACATGGCAGAGAACTTATAGGCAGGTATCTTTGCGAACAATGACCACATCTTAGCAGATAGATTTGTGTCCATTGGAAGTTCCGCAGCCACTGCCGGATCACCAATCTGCGCTCTTGTTTGGGCCATTCGCCCACTTACAGCAACCTCCGCAAGAAATCTTCCAAACGCTTCTTTGTTAGGAAAGATCGCTTCGACCTGACTGCGTATCTTTGGATTAGAAAGAATCTGCTCTGCTGTTACTTCATTTGCTCGTAAGGTTTGGGCAAACCCGGATAAGAACATCCGCTTCTCTACAGCAGTCTCTAGTTGGTTGTACTGTGCCTTTATAGTTGCTGGAGTTGCAAATTTACCTTCAGTGGCACCCAATCCTGCCTGACCAGCCTCTTCTAATCCCTTTTGACTACTGAAGGCTTCATCCGCAGCAGTCATTTCGTCACCGGCGGTTGTCTTGAGCCTCCTATCAAATTGGCCGCGCAATCTTTTTAGTATGCCAGCACGTTGTCCTTCGGCCATGTCAATGAGATCATCAAAAGCAATACGCATATCATGCAGAGTCTTTACTTCCACCTGCTTGTTCCTGTTGGCAATTACAAAATTGCCATCGTCCACGACAAAGGTGCCATCTGTATTCTTTAATCTTCGCCAACCCAGACCTTCCAATCTGGCAGCATGGTCTTTGAATGTGCTGGCAGGAATCCATCTTTCCCCAGCCAAGAACATTTCCCAACTGGGTAACTGTTGACTAACACCGTCAATATGTCTCACCCAATCACCAGCAGCTATGGTTGAACTTCTATTAGATACAGCCCTCTCGTATACCTTTTTGAATGTCACAGGGTCATCACTGAACATTCTAATGAATCCCGGTTCAGCGGCAGTTCTTCCACCGGTTAGAGGTACTGTGATTATAGCTGCTGTATCAGGATTGAAGTAAGCATCCCTGTAGAATGCTTCCCATACTTCTTGGGCATCTTGCCTTTTACCAGCCAATGCCCTTTCGTGGTTGAATGGGAACGGGCCAAACTCTCTTCTCAGAGCAGCTTCTATTCTACCGGGTTCTGTTATACCCCTCTCTCTCAAAGCCTCTGCTAAACGCCCACCCTCAAACGTATCATAATTAGAACCCCACTTTAGTATGGCAGGGAGATTAGGATCGCGCAAAGGAAGCCCGGTTACCGGGTCTAATACGTTTATTCCCAGACCTTCCGCCAACATGGGTCTTTCAAGAGGTTTGACAAGACTGCCCCACGGAGTTCCAACTGTAGGCTCTGTAAGGGGTCGTACAGCAGTGGATGGGGGCATAAACTCATTGAACATATCCCTAACTCTTAAATCTCTTGTGGCAGGAGTAAGGGTGGCATCTCCCGATCTTGACAAGTTTGCCATTCTTTGTGCGCCAGCCATCACACTTCCGCCAACAAATTGTCTAGCCCTGCGTAAAAGTGTTGGGTCGCCCGTCTCTCTTAGTGTGCGAACAGCCGCTGGTACTTTCGCAACACCCATAAGACTTCCAGTAAATACAGCACCCAATCCAGCACCCCAGTTAAATGCTTCCTGTGCGTTTCCAAATCTCTGTTCTATTGGCCCTTCCGCTGCACCAACATCAAATATCGCAGACAGAGGGCCGGTCTTGGCAGCAGCCTCTACGGTTGCAGGAAACATTTTAGGCGTGGAAACTCTGAGCGGGTGAAGTATGTTTGTTAGGCCCATTTGTCTTGCTTCCGCTAGTGTACCCGCAGCAAGTGGTGCAGAAACAGCACCTCTGGTTCCGAAAAGAACATCCAGTATAACGGGAATCGTCGCACCCGCAGTCTCTGTAAACATAGAGATGTAAGGGTACTTCATAGAGAACTTCTGTAATGTCGTTCTCTGTCGATCTATAGCATCCTGTGGGCCTCTTTCCCTATCATCTTCTGACACCCACGGTGCAGAAGTAAACATGCCTTCAAGAACACCAGCCATTTCATCAGAGGTTCCCAAAGTAGCACCGTGTGCTAAGTGGGAAAGGAACCCACTAACAAATTCTTTTGGAGGCATCTTGTATTGCCTCCTGAATGCCTCTGTTACCAGAGCAGCACGTTCGTTAGGTTTATACCAATCCTTTCCCGTGGATGGATTAACTCCAAAGATTTTAGGCCAAAGGTCTAATTCAACAATGGTTCCATCCTTCAGTTGGATAGGATACTTTTTCTTACGTGCGAGTCCTAATGTTACTTCAGGAGTGGGGGTTAATGTTAGTGCCATTAGTTTCTTCCGCGAAATTTCCGTTTCGTTGGTATTACATATGGAGTTGTGGCAGTAGGCTCTCCACCACCTTCTTTTTCTAATGTGTCAAGTTCTGTTTTAGCGTCAAACTTACCATTCTTCTTTTCTCCCTCTACATCAAGCCCAAAGAATTTAGGATAATCTTGTATCAGTTCTTCGGCTGATCTTGGAGTATCAGTCATAAGCGCAAAGGATGCCCCGGCAATGCTAAACAAATCTTCTATTTCCCAACCTTTGGGGAGAATAACATTTTCACTTGTTGGATAACGCTTATCTAAAGTCTTCTTATGCTCATTCGCTATCAACTCGACTTGCTTTTGTTTCTGCTTCAACCACGTTTCTGTCATCCGTAAAACCGCTCTTTTCTGCCCTGCTGTAAGCGGTTCTCCAGTTTTCATTTTACGGACAATGTGTTTAGCTTGGTCTACAACACCAGCGAAACTCGCAAAACTTTCAAACTCACTCTGCGTAACCATAGACGTATCTACGAGTTTAATAGCAAGAGTTACAATACGCTGATCAATTAACGCCCAGCCTTCACTATCTCCAGTCTTTAATCCTTCAGCAAGAGAATCATAAACTTGATTGTACGAATCATAAGCATCCCAATATTCGGTCGGCTTTTTGATTAGAGCGGCTACAGTTGTTCCAATCTGTTCTTGCTCTTTTCTCAGATTAGATATTGTGTATTTCTTTATCCACTCGCCAGTTATTGGCACTAGAGATACTGTACCGGCTGCGTCTGTTACCTGCTTTAGTTTAGGTAGGATTTGAAATACCCCATCCGGGTCTGTCACTGTTGGGGAAATATCTATTGCGCCAGTTGTGGCATCTCCAACCCTGACTCTTTGGCCTTTTACGGTGGCATGAACTTCCTCCACGGAGCCATCTTCCAAGACTATCGGGAAAAACCCATCAGTTTCTGTTTCAATTATTGGGCGTAACGGCTCACGCTTAAACATGCTATCGATGTAGTCATTCATGTCCTTCGCGAAACCATCGCTTACATTTGGATTGGTCTTCACCAACGTAGCAACGTGCTGCTTTAATGCAGTTTGACCCATGTCACCCTCAAACTTCGTTTCCGCACTTCTTCGTATAGTGTCTTCTATTATCTCCCTGTCTCCAGCCAAACCAAGCATAGCGAAGATTGCTTTCGAGTCTTTATCCGTATCATAGGTGAACAACGGGTTTTTACCAGCCTGTTCTGCCAGTAATCTTTCCGCCTCCCCAATAATTAAATCCTCATCGTTCTGTAATTCTTCATTCTCTAACAT